CATTAAAAGCTATGATTCCTGATGATGATAAAGAAGCTAAAGAAGATTTTGTTTTAAATTTCTTACTTAATCAATCTACTAGATTACAAACAGATATTGCTTTTTATACAAGTCCTATGGAATTTGAAAAATTAACTAAAACAGCAGTGCCTATGGCACAGTTAATAGGAGATGTTACAGAATGGTTTACTGATATAGGAAAATATTTTGATGATGATCCTAAAAATGAAACATTTAGGTCAGGACCATTTAAAGGAGAAAGCAAAGCACTTGTTCACTTTGGAGAAATACTTCCAGGATTTTCACAAGGAATTAGATTATATAGAACAGGTACTACTTTAATGGATAAATAAAATACGGAAGTTCTAAAAAAAACTAATGCCGTACTCTTATATTTTCCTAAAGTTTGAAAAGCATTCTTTTCGTAAAGAATATGTTACTATTCAGAAAGGAGTATAGATTAAAGCTCTATAATTGGAAAATATAAAAACAAAAGGGCAACTGTAATGGTTGCCCTTTTAAGTGGTAGATCACGATTACGGTCCTCACCGCTCTAGCAAATGAAAATAAAACTAGATAATCTACCTAGTTATTTTTCACCGTCATTTATAGTTTTATAAAATTCAGGGCTAATTTCTTTAATTTTCTTATTGTTCTCTCTTTTTAACCGTTGAACATATGCTATTTCTTCTTTAGTACTATCAGTACCTAAGTTAGTCATTATCGCTGCATTCATATGAAGCAGTACATCTATTTTAAATCTTGTTAATTTATTCATATTGTAAAATATTAATTCATTTTTAGATAATTCTTCAAATTTGTATACTGGCAGTTTGCCAATATCCATTTCTTCTGTTTCTTTATAATAATACGGAGCATCGCTAGAAAATATAGTAATTGTTTTATTTTTATTTCTACCTTCCTCAATTTCTTTAGGATATTTAAATATTAATTCTACATAAACCTCTCTAGCATATTCTTCATCAAGCTCAAGCATTTTTGTAATATCTTCTATAGGCATATTTTCTATTATAGCTTCTTTAAAAAGACGTTTTTTATTATAAGATAAGTATTTTTTACCAAAATAAAGTTTCTGCATGTTTTGTATATAAAATTTGGTTAGTATTTTTTAGTACTTCATTAGTACCTTTATAAAATAACACATGATGTTTATCTTTTACATAAGGTAATAATACTTTAGAATGTCTATCCCAAAGAATAAATATAGTGCCAGGTTGATATTCATTTATAGCATTAATTGTTGCTAAAATAAACTTTTTCCACGGTTTACTATGACTTCCTGGACGATTTTGTCTAACAGAAAGCGCTGTATTTAACATTAATATTCCTTGGTTAGCCCAATTTTCTAAAGTAAAATCCCACTCTAAACAGAGGCCATCATAATATTCTTTTTCTACAATATCAAATAATTCTAATAATTGACTAGATAAAAATGTAGAACTATAATTATTACCTAAAGCAAGGCCATTAGCATTACCGTCAGAATAAGGTTCTTTACACACTATTACTACTTTAAGTTTGTCCCAAGGACAATCTTTAAAAGCTTTAAAAAGATTTTCTCTTTTAGGATATACTCTATTCATAGCATATTCTGTAGATAAGAAATTCATTAGTTTTTCCATATAAGGATCTTTTAAAGTATCCTTAAGCTTGGATGTCCAACCTTCTCCCAGCTGGTCCATCCAATATTCTTTATTTAGTTTCATTATATTGTTTAATAAATTCTACTACTGCATTATGCAAAGACTTAACATCCCATATGTTGTCGCTACCAACCTCTGTAAGTAGTGAAACAACCTCATCAAGAGGTTTGTCTATTTTGCGTGATATTTTCATCACCACAGGCATAATCCAATCCCAAGAGGTGTGGTATTGAAGTTCTCTACCAATGGAATCTCCTTCATAATGATACATTGAATTTGTTGCATCGCTTGTTGTTTCAACGCCCATAAATTCTGCTATTAATTTATTCTGGTCCTCTATTTTGTTCATCTTTCATAATATTAATTTGACTATCTGCTGTATTTTCTTTGTAATCAGCTTCTAAACCACACAGATATTCATCTACAGGTTTTGCTACCCAATTAGGAGCATCTGATAAAAATTCTTTTTCTCCATTCTCTAGAGTAATTTCAATTGTCCAACTAGTTATTCTCATAATTTAATCTATTAAACCAACAGGTACTATAATAGCATTACCTACTATATACTCTCTGCCAGATAGCCCAGTGGCTATATCATTATGAAGAAAGTTTCTTAACCGGCCTTCTTCGTTAACCACAATATCATATTTTCCACATCTAGATTTTAGAATTTCTATATAACCTCCTACTGCTTTTTGCATAGAATCTAAGTCTAAATCTTTTGTGAAAGGAGTAATAGTAGCTACTACTTCTTTGTTTACTTCATCAACTGTAACTAATACAGGTGATTCTAAATTCTTTATTTCCATAACATTTTTAATTTTAAAATTAATAATAAATAATGCAGCCAGAACCCTAAAGTGTTGGTTTTCGGCTTGTCGACTTAGCTTGTTAATCTGACTGCATTAAATTATAGTTTTGTGTATAGAGGCTATAACTCTATCCATATAAGTCTTCTCGAGGTACTTACGACCTTGCTATGAGTTTCACATTTAGGCACACAAAGTCTAACAACTACACCAACCTATAAATCCCCACTTACCTTTTCTTTCAGTAGTAGAAGGTTTATAAGTTACTTCCGCACATAATACATCTTCTCCAATAAGTCTTTTGCCTATTTGGATTTTAATGCTTACACCAGGATTTTTTTCTACATAAGCTCTTGCTTTAGCAATAGCGTCTGCTTGTTTAATTTCCATAATCTGAATATCTTGAATACCTCCGTATCCATTTGCTACTCCTACATAAACAGTTTCCCATTTACGAGTTCCTTTATTAGGAAAACTATTAACCTGTGTTTTTATTTTATTAGTATTAGGTTTAGGAGACACTATTTCATAAGCAAATGAGGTTCCTTTATAATAGGTTCCATTATGTTCTTGTTTTTTCATCCATTTTTCTAAATCTTTTTCAGATTTAAAAATTGTACTCGTATCTAACTCATTATTACCCTGATGTCCAGCATAATAATCATGACCATTTACTTCTAATAATTCTTCTCTAAGATTATCAAAAGCTTGTCCGACAGTTCTTCCTGTCCTTGTATTGTATTCTTTAGTTCCGCCCATTTTTTTATTTTTTTAATTAAAATTATCTATTTCTTCAGGATTTACTAATCTAAATCCTGGTTTTTCTCCTCCAAAAATCCATCTTATAATGAAAACAATATTCCAAGGAATATAGAGAATACATGTTTTACCATATATTGCTTGATGAAGACTTAATTCTTGTTCATTTTCTTCAACAAACTTTTTATATCTTTTAAATCTTCGAAGCTCTCTTTTTACTTGCCATCTATTCATTTTCATTCTCATTTTCATGTATTTTATTTGGTTTAATACTCGATTCCCCTACTAAATCTTCAAGGATATCATCACACATTTCTTCTTTTTCAGGTGTTATAATAGACCAAACTTCTTGATCTAATAAATCTACCTCAAGCCTATCTTCCCAACCTTTCTTCAAAGCCTCTGATTTACCTAAAATTAAAGGTAAAGTATAAGGTTTGCCGGAAAAATAATTATTACTTAGCACTGCTTTCTTGCCTTCTGGACTTATTTTTGAATATTTGCCATCCATCAGCAATTTGTAATCAGCTTTAAACTTATCTATAATACTATAAACAAAGACAACATAATCTCCTCGTTCATAATCATCAACATAGTTTTCAAATGCTCCCATAGTATCATAGAAACATTGAAAATCTATATCTTGATAAGCTCTAACTACAATAAAAACAAAGCCTTCTTTATAATTATCTACTTTACAATCTCCTATAAATGCATTATAAAATCTAGTAGTAAACATAGTTGTACCAAAAGTATTTTTAACATTACAAGAGAATATGGCTTTAGGGATTCCTAACAATGGAAAAAGAAAAGTAGCCGTTTTTGTGTACTTTACATATCCCATCTATCATAAATCTATTATTAGTTCACCATCATTTTCGTAGTACTCCATGGGATAGTCCCACAAGTCCTTTTGAGTATGAAACAAATATCTTTCGATAGCTTGTTCAAAACCTTCATAGCTTTTGCCATCAGAATTTGAACCTCCGTTCATACCTATATTAAGTATGTCATCTTTAACAGTATAAATTAATGGTTTGTTATAAGAATCTTTTTCACAAACTATAAATTTAAAAGAAAGAATATGATATCCCTGCTTTATAAGGTCTTCAAACTGATATGCTAGTCCGAAGCTATAAGCAGCAGCTTGAAAGTCATAACGATATTTCCAAAAATTATAAGGAAAACTATATACATTAGTTCCAATAGTTTTTACATCTATAGGAATTATAGTTTTCTCATCATGGTCTATAAAGACTAAATCAAGTTCGCCTTTACATTCTACCGTCCTATACTCAAATTGTATTACCTGTTTCTTAATCAATTGCTGATTAGGTCCAGGTTTTAGATATTTGTTTATATAAGGGTCAGATACCATAGAAGCATGACATGTTACTGCTTTTGCATAATCTTCCTGAGAAATTACTGTCTTACCTTTAGACTTAATTAAGTCTTTATAGTAATTAGTACCAGTTGATATAACTTTAGCAATTCTAGTTTCCTCTTTCCAAGATTGACCATATTGTAAATATCCACACGCTCTTACAATAGAGTCAGGATAATCTTCTAAGAAGTTTTCTTTATTATGATACAAATCTTTTGTACCTCCTACTTCAGAGAAAACATGGTCCATTATCTTTTTAATAGTATCACTCACAGTAGAGTTACCCATAATATGAAACTTATCGGTAAATTCTGTTTCTTCTGTAACAAAGTGGTCTACTGCATTGCCGAACACAAAATGTGCAGGTACAGTATCGTCTTCATTCATATACTTTTCCTGAGCCCTCAGATACGCTTGAGGGCTTTTCAGAATCTCTTTCAAAAGACTCTGGTTTTGTTTATTAATGGTTCTATATTCCATTTATTTTCTAGTTTTAATATTATACACTAACTTTCTTTCCTTTAAAGTATTTACTGGAACAAACTCATAAGTAGTTTTTGTTAAATACTCGATGCTATCATCAGGTATCAAACATTTCTTTATGAGCATATCATCCATACACTTTAACCACACTAACGCAAGATTGCCTATATCCCAATTTGGTTTATAATCAGGTTTAGGAGGCTTCCAACTTATTGTCTTAATTTTTAACGGGCCTTTTCGTAACATCTTAACTCCTCCATAATTTATAGGAGCATATAATTTAAGATGTGTTTCTATAGGCGTATTAATTGTAAGATTAGCAGGAATATGCTTTTCTATATAACCGTGGAGAGCTGCTACGAAAGCAGCTCTAACGGTATAATGTGAAGAAGCATAAATCTTATTATATCCTATCTTAATAGACTTATTCTTACTAGTATGAATATGAGTTATAAATTCTGGAAATTCTAATTTGATTTCACTTACCATAACTCTTATATTTAAACGTCCGTAACTCTATTATTAATAATTGTAGTCATAGCATCTAAGCTTCTATTATAATCAAATAACATGCTTTTATATTGATTAATATCAATATCTAAAGGAATTATTTTTTGATTTTTATTATAATCAAACTTAGCATTACTTATCATATTTGATAGTTGTGTTTGAGTATGTTTACCATAATTTATATCTAAAGAAAGACAATCAAAAGGAATTACTTTTTTATCATCATCAAAATCTATAACAGTAACAGGCATATACTCACAACATCTAAGTTTACCAGAATCTCTATAAGGACAAGCTACTACATTCATTGGATTAATTAATATAGCAAGACCAGTATTACCGAAATAACCTTCTTCTAACCAATCAGAATTAGCAGCATGTAATCCTCTTGAACATGTAGCATCAGGATTACTATCACATTGACTTCTTGGTATACTTACAGCTTCGCCTATATTAATACGCATTTGTCCAGAATGTCCATCTGTATAAATAGTAGCATTACTATCATTCACAGTTAAGTTATTATACAAATCAGATAAATTACCTATACAAACTTCTCCTTTATGAGGATCTTGATCATTATCAAGCTGACCATAAGAATTTACTTTCATGTCTACAGTAGTACCATCAGCACTTATTGGAACTTGAACAGTAATTTCTTTATAATCTGAACCTGTAGAATTAGCAAAATGCTCAACAGTTTCTACTAAATAATATTTAGTTATATTTCCCTTTTTATCTCTTGTTGCATAAAGGTTATAATCTTGAGGATTTTTACCCAAAACAACTGTAGTAGTCCATTTTTTAGCAACAAACTCATTTTGTATTTTATTACCTTCCTGATGAAGATTAACATTTCTGTATGCTATAAAACACCCACTAGGAGTTATTGTCATCTTATTTTTAGCTAAGAATCCATATAAATCTTCTCTACACTTAGCATTAGGATTTAATACTAATAATCTCCAGAAATTAGTCAAAGAAAATCGTTCCTCATCACTAAGATTAGGATCAGCAAATTTTCTACCTAAAAATTCAGGAATAGGAATAGGAATATTCTTCATAAAAAGTTCATCATTTTTAACTTCAAAATCAGAATTATTAACAGTAGAACTAGATAATGTTTCCATCCAAGTAATTAGTTGAGCATTCTTTTCTGCTTCTAATTGCTTTTCAGCAAACTCTTGTTCTAATTCTATTTCTCCTTCAGTTTTTATAGGGCTCATTAGCTCTACAAGTTTACTTACTTCCTCTTTATTTTTTTCATTAGTATTCATCATTAATTCATAAACACTTATGATTTGTTCATCAGACTCAAAGGTTTTCTGATACATTTTTTCTTTGATGAAACACACGATAGTGTTCCCAATTTTTGTCGCTTTAATCATTGTCGTCATTTTTTAATTTAATTAAACTTTTAGTACTCCACCAGTGGTTTATAGCTACTCTTAAAGGAGGCATTCCTCTTTTTATACTCCATTGATCTTTTCTCTCAAAATGTATAGCTCTTGGTGTTAACTTTGCCACTGTTTCAACATGTAATTCTGAATACATAGGCCTAAGAACCTTATCTCCAACAGAAATAGATTCTCCAAAATAATCTCTCATTTGTTCCATATTAACTTACTTTTTTTAATTCAACATTTTGTTTCTCTTTAACAAATTCATATTCTTTTTCATTTGTTTTTAGAAACTCTATTTCTTCTTCATTAAACATTACATAATAATAAGGATTAAGCTTTTTAAATTGCTTAATACTTTTTACTGCTTTGTTATGATTACGTACATACTTAGCAATAGCTATATAAGGAAAATCTTTTATTAACTTTCTAGTATCTAAATATTCTAGTATTTCAAGTCCGTTAAAATATTTTTCGATAGATTTAACTTTATCTAAAAAATCATAATCAAACAAATCATGTTCTTTAGCTACTTCGTAACAACTATCTTCAAACATATTCATACTATAACCATAACTTTGATTTACAGATCTATTACCATTTGTTTTTATATACTCGTTAACAAATTCTAATTCATTAGCTAAAGGCTCATATACTTTTTTCCAAGACTTAGAATATTCACTATGAGTAGTAATAAACTTTCTCACATTAACATATTCAGTTTCTTTCATATATTTGATAATAGTCATTGCTCTTACAAAAACTTTATTTTCTTTTTTCATAAAACTTTCTAGTGTTACAACATTTTTTACATCTTTAAAATACTTCATATTAGTAGGAGAAACCGTATAGACTAATAAATTGCCATTTCGTCCTAATGTAGGAAGCTTTAAAGAAGTATTATTCATATATATTTTAGCTAAATACTTTAACATATACCTATCATCATGAGAAGCTACTAACTTTAAAGGTCTAACGCATTTATCAATATCACATTTAATAAGTTCTTTTCTATGATAACTATATTCACTTCCTTGAACATATTCATCTAATAATTGTTTAGAAATTATCTTAGTCTTATCAATAGTTCTATGACTACTTCCATAAGTATCCTTAGTCCATTCCTTATCTACTACTACTCTATCATAAGATTCAGTATTCTTTAAAAAAGATTTTAATACTTCATCTTGATAAAGTTTTATAGTAGTTCTCCAATTAGCTTTATCATCATCTTTTAACTTTAGCTCTTTTTTATATTTAACTAAAGATTGTCTAGTTTTAGATTTTTTTCTAATTAAATAAACATCAGTGAAATCTTCTAATTCTTCTCTTATGTATTTACTTTTCTTAGCAACATGATTTTCTTTTATTCTATAAGCTATACTATCACTTTTAAATATATTTATAACACTTCCTTTATCACATTGTCTTAATCCTTTTTCTCTAATCATTTTATTACATTCATAATCAAAGAAAGGATATTCAGGAATTTCTATATTCATATTTTTAAAAGGAGTAAAAGTAAAAGGCTTTAAATTACCCCAAATAGCATGATTTTGACTATTATATCTTCTATAATTATTTGAACTATATTCTGCAAATAAAAGCGCTAAATTAAAATAAGTGCCTTCATACATAATCTCAGGTTCCATATCCCTATTTTTTACATAATGAATAAAATCATCAGTATCTAGTATATTATTATCTTCCCACCTTTTCTTCCACTCTTCCTTAACAGCTTCTATTTTATCAAGAATAGCTTTTTTAGTTCTAGGAGTATACTTTACATCTTCTCTAGTTTGAATAATGTCTAGCTCTCCTATCTCAAATTTCAGAGCTACAGGAAAACCTACTTTATCACAAGATAAATTATCCCAATCAATAGGATAAGCTACTTTGCCTAAACACATATGCATACCATCAAAAGGATCAGTAGAATCATTATGAATCCAATGAGTGCCTCTAAGAATTTTATAATCATTCTCTACATCACAACCATCAAAATATACATTATCAAAATAAGCTAATTGCTTTTTACATTCTTCTTTAAATCTGTCGTCTTCTAATTCTAAACGATCATATTTATTTCTACCTTGATTAATATAGATTTTTATTCTAGTACCATTTCTTTCAGTACTACTACATTCAGAAATCTTATCTAATCTAGGCATCTTTTCACCTTTACGTAATAGATATTGATATTCTATACCATTGTACCTAGTTTGTATGTAAACTATATCTGCATAAGAAAGACCTGATTTAGAACCAATACCAAAAGCACCGATTACATTATCACTATCTTCTTTAGTAGATTTTAAATAGCTACAGAATACATCTTTTACTCTACTAGGAGATAAGCCTACGCCAAAATCTTGAGTAGACCAATACCAGCCACTATCATCTTTAGCTATTTTAACATGCACAGCATCGTTATCAAAAACTTCAAGATGTGATTTAAGTTTTAATATTTCTTCATCAGAAATATCATTGTAAATAGAATACTCATTTCTTATGGAGCTCATATCATTATTCTTAATGAAATCAGCTTCTGCGTGAGCATCAAAAGAATTACTTACATATTCTCTTACAATAGCCCCTATAGGATTCTTATAAGGATTCTGAAGTAAATCCCATAGTTTGTGCATATCAGTTGCACTTATATTAGCATCATGGCCTTCTAAGACCATACTGCTATCGTAGTTAATTTGTTTGTCTTTATTTAATTTCATCTTTTATACATTTATTAAATATTTCTTTACTCTTTTCTATTCCTACCTTTTTAACAAGGTCAGAGAAATCAGTTACACCTTCTATTTCAGGCATAAAAAAATGAGATACTTTATATTTTTTAGAAAACTCTATCGACAGATTTTTACCAGCAGTATCATTGTCAAATAGACAAATTACTTTTGAAAATCTTTTTTTATATTCTTTCATTACAGACATTTTCATCATTACTGATTCAGACTGTAATCCTATAGCTATTATTTTAAGTACATCAAAAAGACTCATAACGTCTTTTAATGATTTAGTTATTATTAGTAACTCTCCTTTATCAGGAAGTTTTGTATAACCTTGGTGAACACTATAATTAGCATTATTTATCCACTTAAAACTTTTACTATAAGGTTGATATATTTTATAAGAGATTTTATCATCCTTAAATTCTTGATAGGCATAAGCATATTTATCTGTTCTCACAGGCCTATCATTATAAAAAACATATTCAATAGGAATAACATTAAACTTAGTTAAAGTTTTTTTATGTATTCCAAAAGAGGACCAGAACTTAGCATCATGCTTTTTCCAGTTTCTACTTTTTATCCCTATTTTAATAGGAACTTTTTGAATAATCTTTTTAGGAGCTTTTGCTCTTAATACTCTTTCTGCAGATATTTTAAAGTCTGATAAATTAAAATCAGCCACTATCTTTAAAAGAGCTTCTCGATAAGTTAATCCATATAATATTGATACAAGTACTACACAATCTCCAGAGTCTTTAGTAGCTAAATCATTAAACATTAATGTTCCACTACCATTCTTATGATAATATAAACCAAATGAAGGCACATTATCTACTCTTAAAGGACTACACATTTTTGTTGTAGGCCCAGAAGTATCTATATAATATTTATAGATTTCTTCTTGTGTAATATATTTTAGAATTTCATCTTTTGTTAAGATTTCATTATATACTATAGAGTTTAAGTTTATATTGCTCATATCTATAATAAAAAAGGAGCCCTATTTCTAGAGCTCCTTGGTTTAACAATTTACCATTCATCTCCATCAGCAGTTGCTGTTGCAACACCGTTAGATGATACAGCATCAGCTACTAATCTTTCCATAGCATCAATATTGCCAGGTTTAAGTCTAGAATCAGTAACATCCATAGCTTCTATGAAAGGAACCCAAGAACGAACTTGGATATATTCTTTTACTCCCATAGTAGAACCATAGTTAGCAAATACTCTATAAGTACCGCCAGAACCATCTTTTAGAAGTTTCATAACGCCATCCAACATTGCTGTTGCATTAGGATAGTTAGGAAATTCATAATCAGCTCCATAAACAGCGTGGATTAAATGCTTAAGCACTTTACCTTGTTTTTGGATTTGCTGGTCAACAGTATTATAATCAGTATCCTCAGTAACATACCAAAATGCAGTATTTACTTCACCACTATTACCATCAGTATAAGTAAGCTTATAATCAGGTGCTCTGTCTTTATCTTCTGCAGTTTTCTTTCTTACTGAAAGTTTTACATTTTCAACAATACCTGCAGTACCGTTGTTAAAAATTGTTACGTTTGAACCTCCGTCAAACGTGTCGTCATTTAAATTAATCATTTATTTATTTTTTGATTGTTAATATTACCATTGTTCGTCTAAAGTTTCAGTAGGTGCTAAATTTTCAGCTACTTCTTCTTTTACTTGTTCTAACTTTTCAGCAGTTTCCTCAGAAGCTTCTAAAATTATAACTTCATCTGTAACTTCTTCATTATCTCCTAGAGCATTGCCACTAGAAACATGTGTAAAAGTTAAATAATCATTCTCCACTACAAAATGTAGTTCTTGTTCTATAGCATTATCAATGCCTAAAATTCGAGAAATATATTCAAAAGTTCTTTTCTCACTTATAGTATGATTCTTTTTAACAGGTAGTCCGCCTTCACGTACTCCTAGATAAATACTATTATCTGGTGTAAAACCAAATTGTACAGTAGTCTCTCCTCCTACAATATTTAAAGCTTCTATTAAAGCTTTATTAAGTGAAATTCTTCTAACAGAACCTTTTCCTGTTAGTGCCGTCATAGTTGCGACAGGAGTATTATACTTCTCCGTCTTTTTGATCCTGTTTTTGGTAGGAACACCCCAATTTACATTTTCCATACTTTTCGTTTTTATGGTTGTTTATAATTAAATCCCGTAATAATCTTTAATCGCATCAGTCACGACAGTCAAATCATTATCTATTAGTTCGTCATCGAACATCTCCATTGGAGTCTTGCAAGTATTAGTTCCTGAGTTAACAGTTCTAAAGATGTGCCTATTAGGCTTTCCAGGTGCTTTTTCTATATCTGCGTATAGCACTATAGAACTAAAGCTTTCAGGACAGTATTTCTCTAGCTGTTTTCCTTGAACGCTAATCCTTTCCCTTGCAAATCCGTCCTCATCGTAATGAGTCTCTGGATGACAAATTGCATAGACAATAATATCGTCTCGTAACTTTTCATTGATAGTATTTATCAAGTCATATTGTGATGCTGAGAATTTACCCCACTTCTCAAAACCTTTAGCGGCTCTGAAGCTAGGATGCATTACAGCATCAGTCATACATCTTGTCCATGTATCAAGAACGATAACTTTTATCTTGGAATTTTTGTGAGCTTCTTTTAGAGTAGTCATAACAGAAGGCATATCAGAACTCTTTATATAGTTCCCTTTCTTCTCGTTATATTTCTCTCCAAACTTTTTAAATGGTAACGCTTTTTGATCTGTGTTTATCCAGAGCGTTTCTTCTGGATTTAGGTTTCTACCTGACGTAGATTTTCCCATGCCTGATTTTCCAACCAGGAAACATAATTGTGCCATAAATTGTTGATTTTTAATTGTTTAACCTCTATTTAAAGATACGAAAATACGCCTGTATTTCCTATTAAATAGTCTTATTTCTTACCTGTCCCATAAGCCATTATTTTGCTTAAAAGTTGAGGATTTTCTGCTAATTCTTTTGCAGGTGGTAACTCTTTGAATTTACCTACTTCACCTAAAAAATGCATACCTACTACTAAACCATCCATACCATCTCTATTTTTGAGTATATGATTAGAACGATAATTACGTTGTAGTTTTATAATAGGATATCCACGATGCTTCTCCATACCATATTTAAACGGATGGAACAATGCCATTACAGTATTTGCATCTTCCTGAGTAGCACCAGTATCCTTAAAATCGGATAGTTGAGGTTCTTGAGAATCATTTTCCTTACGGTCCATTCCTTCTATCCCTCTATTAAACTGAGATACTATTACAGGAGAATATTTACACATATTCCTAAAGTATACAAGTATTTTTGATGCTCTATCTATTGCTTTCTTTTTATTGCCTTGGTCTTCCTTATTACCGTCTAACAAACCTATATGGTCAATGATAACAAGAGTTATTAGAAAAGGATCATTTGGTATATATTCTATTACTATACCATCCTTATTCTTTATAAACTTACCTCGTTTCTCTGCATATCCCATAAGGTCCTTATATAAATAATTAGGACTACAACTGCTTCTAAAAAACAATGTTTTATCTTGCATTATATCAAAATACTCTTCATAAGAATCTATGATATTTAATACTTCTTTAGGTATTCGGTGATTACCCTTACTATATATTTGATTTATATTAGTAAGTATTCCGTGGTCTTCAAAGACTTTACGTGCTACAAATTTAGCTAGTTTTACAGTGGGCTCTATCTCTAATGAATAATAGATAATTTCTAAATTATAAAAAGAATCATTATTTCGTAAATAATCATAAGGATGAAATACATATGCTGAATCTACAAGCGCAGTTTTACCTGTACCAGTAGCACCACCAATAGTATCATATCTACCTTGTTGAATATTACAAACATGTTTACTAAGCCTATCAAATCCCATTGTTAGGCCTACATTGTATCCCTTTTTACCTCTATCTATCTCTTTCTTAAGATTATCCCATACTCTTATTTTTGCCATTTAAGATTTATAATATTTCCATAGATATTCAGGCTTTCCGTATATCCCTACAGCTTTTTCTTCAGTTTTATTTAAATAACCAGTTGCTGTCAAATCACTTATTGACCTTCTAACAGATGTTATAGGGCATTTAAGTTTTGTCCTTTCAAGGATCATTGAAGGAGATAATTTCACTCCTTTATTATTCTTAAAGTATTCAAGAATAATATCATCTTGTGATTTAGCTTTATCAATACTAGCTTTTAGCTTAGTACCGTGCTCATTAGTTGTATTATGGTAGCTCATTACAATATTTATTATATGCAGTAAAAAATCCCTTAAATGCCATTTCAAATGTTCTTTTACAAAAGCTACACATATGTCTTACTCCCATATTTCCTTGTTTATAACCAACAATTCCTGCTGGTGCAAAATTGGTAGACAATGTAGCTGTTTTTTCTTTTTCTAATATTTCTCCACATTTATCACATTTATACTCTGTTTTTACTTTCATTTTCATAATGTTTTATACTCTTTCTTCTTTCTCTCCACATCCTCATCAGTAATTCCTATAGCAGCATCTATAGCTTCTTGCATTATAGTTGTTGAAACATATTCATTATCAAATAATACATTCATTATAGCATTTTTTTCTAAATTTTCTTTAATTAATAAATTAAATAAATTAGAATCTAAATCGCTATTAATAAGCTTTAATATTTTCTCATAATTTTCTTTAGTTATATAGTAACCTTCTCCAGGTTCTATTCCTTTTTCATCTAAACCATTATTGTCTAGTTTAGTAAAACCTTCTACTAAGTTTTTCATTAGCTCAGTTCTTTTATTACGTACTCCTTTAATTCTTCTATCTAGTACATACGCAATAGTTTTATCAGTTTCACCGTCTATATGTTGATCT